GTTGAGATCTGTAACTTAAGGCCCGACTTTCGTCTGTCACATACTATGCTATTCTATGCATGGTCCACATCAACGGGTGGCTAGTCCATAAGATCAGTTGTATAGAGCGGTGGCGGTGACTGCCTCAGCTATCTGCCTGTGCTCACCCTCCACACCAACGGTCATCCTGTAGTCTATCGGATTCACGAATTTAAGTGGAGGGTTGTTCATAACTATGATGTGTGGTCCATGAATGAGAATCGATCTCTTCCAAGGGCGTGTGCTGCACTTATACGTAGGGATACAGAGCTTCACGTCGTGAGTGAAATGTTGTGCGTTATGTAGATTTTCAGTGTGTAGGGATAACCACGCTACACACACCGTCCCTCTACCGGCACCCACTCTCACTCCTCATTAACGCCGAGTACGGCAACGTGTGTTGTAAACATACGGAATATTGCAGCACTAGTGTACCTTATCGCGTTGTGGGGTGCCATCCCCTTGCGCGTTTTCTTTCTTTTCTTTTCTTTTTGTGTATTTGTCCTAATTATTGCCCATTTAGCTTGTGTAGACCCAGACCCAACCACTGTTGTAAGCAGTGTTAGCCCCTGCATTGACCGTAAAGGTTGCGGTGTTCGATGTAATTGAAACCACCGCATGACCCGTAAATGTGTCAGGGGTGCCCTGTTGGTTCGCCGATCTCTGATCGTGTTCCATAGTACTGCTGGAAGGTGTCACTGTCATTCCGGAAAGCGTAGTGTCGTGGCTGATGAGGCCCTCTGCAAGACCATGCCAGAGGATCGTAGCGCTACGGCCCGCGAGGTTTGAAATGGTGATGACTATTCCTCCTGCGGCGCCGAGACCATCGACCACGACGCTGGGATCCACAATGTTCGCGGTATAGGATCCAGTGTCGGTGTAGTTCGGAGATGACCAGTACGATGGACTGAAGGACGTAATCCCGTAAGGCACGACCGGCTTGAGCAGTTCCACTTCATAAGTGATCCAAAGCTGTCCGATCGTGACTCCAGGGGTTGTCGAGAGGCCTTCAGTAGCGATCTGAAACTTGCCCATGTCGCGAAAACGCTTATCTGTGACTGCGCCCGTCGAGTTGGCTCGTGGGTCGTAGACGTAGAAAGGGTCGTTGCGGCGTAGGTGTGAAGCGCACTCAAGGGGGTGCAACATCGAAACGCTGGGTTTCATGGCCACTGCATACTCGCTATTCTCCATCTGGATGCTTGAGGAGTATGCGTCGTCGTTGACGTTGTAGTTGGTTGCCATGATGACCTGTCCAAGGCCACCGGAGTTCGAGTACTCTGAGGTGAGTGACTTGAAGATGAAGGCCATGCTCTTGATCTTGTACTGTTGGTAGGATCTGGCGACACATGATAGCCAGGGGAAGAGTGCGGAGTTTCCGGGATTGATATCATACGAGATGTTGGTAAAAGCGGTCCCGGGGGACTCGACGATACCGACATATTCTCGATGTCTGATGACTGTGTTATCATTTCCGTTCTGAAAGTGCGGGACCTCTCCCCCGAACTTAGACGTGTCTTGTCCTGATTCGAGAGCGTAATCTCCATATCCGGTGATGGTGGAGAGGGTCTTGCCAGCGAGCGCCCCCATGGGGCCGGCGAAGTTGCCTCCCAAGGAGGCAAACGTGCCTCTTGGGATGGCCGAGAGAGCACGCTTGACGGCGTTACCAACCGTCCTGTTGATGTTAGGGGCGGCTGGGGTTCCACGACTTGCTTGCTTCTGAGTCTGTTGAGCATTTTTCCTTACCTGCTTCGTAGCAGGTGCTGTTCGCGCCATTGCGAATATATAACTGTCTATGTTTGTTATATCGGGAGCATTCGCCCAAAGTTGTTTTTGTCACCCTCTCCGAACTGCAGATTTTCATAGTGCTGTTCGATTAACACCTGCTCCCGAGGTGTAACCCCAAATGTTTCGTAGAAGCTCAGTCTGTTGGCGTCGGTAACCTGCCCGCTAGATGTCATGTTGCGGGAGAGATAATACATGCCAGTGCCTTCGATCAACCAAGTGTTGTCCTTGTTGCCATTGTATTCAGGAAAGCACTTGTAAAAAGACGTAAACAGTGGTACGCTGCCATATGTGTTGAGCCCACCTTTCCGCACCTCACCCATCCACTTTTTCAAGTATTCTGGGGACTTCAGGCAGTACGTATCTTTGCTGAGCGCTGCGAGAGTACGTACCA